AACGAAGACAAAAAGGAGTAAACCATAATGCACAAAACATGGAATGTACGTGACCAGACCAAAGAAGCAAATTGGAACCATGGACGAAACAAAAAAAAGGAAAGAAAGGTACACAACAATGGCACGACATCGTAAAGTAATGAGCGGCGCAAAAGACCGCCGCATGTTTAACGTAACCGCACGAAAAACCAAAAGCATCAACCTCAGCCAGAAGCCTATGCGCGGTGGCATCCGGCTGTAAAAAAAAGGAGAGTAAGTATCATGAAGCATGAATATTTTGGCCTGTGGGACAGTGTAGCAAAGTGCTACGCATGGGTAGGCGAGAGCAAGAACAATGCAACCTTTGCACGTATGTGCAACGTAATGGCAAAGGATGAAAAAACGTTTGTCGGACAGGCACCCGGAGACTATACCGGCTTCAAACTGGCAGTATTTGACGATGAAACCGGTGAGTTTACCAACGACAAGGAAAAGGTATGGGAGGGCAAGCCGCATGAATAAACGATACGAAGAAGGGCGAGAGCCCTTCTTTTCTGAATCAGGCGAAAAACTCCGAAAACAATACGTCTGGACAAAGGACGAAAAAGGGCAAGAAGTGCTGCAAGAAACTACACCAATCGACATCCAACAGGAGATTGAAAGCTATGCGGATGAATGTGATATCAAAAGCATTGTCCGAAAAGCAAGTTTTGACCCGCAGTTTCTGAAAAGCCTGTCAGAAGGAGCACTGAACGGAACAGAAGTGGATATCACCGAATTTCCGCAGAACATTCACGAGTATCACCGCATGATTGCAACAGCACAGGCAAACGCCATGAAACTAGAAGAGCTGCGAAAAGTAGCAGCACAAGAAAATAAAGCAGAACCTAAAGCAGAGGAGGAATAAAAGTGAATCGAAACAATGAACAGCACTTTAACCAGATTCCGGAAATGAAAGCGAGTCGAACACGTTTTAACCGTGACCAGACGATTTTAACAACGTTCGATTCCGGCAAGCTGATTCCGTTCTATGTTGACGAGGTATTACCAGGCGATACCTTCAACGTGGATACGTCAGCTATCATCCGCATGACCACGCCGAAATACCCGGTGATGGACGATGCATTTATTGACTTCTACTACTTCTATTGTCCAAACCGCATACTGTGGAATCACTTTAAGTATTTCATGGGAGAAATCGATGACAAACCCTGGATGCCAACAGATGAACACAAAGTACCACAAATCAAAATCAACGGAAGCGAAAGCGCGCCAAAACCTCTAGAAAAAAGCATCCTAGACTACATGGGAGTACCGACAAAAATTAAAGCACCGTTCTCAGTCAATGCACTTCCCATCAGAGCATACGTCAAGATTTGGAACGAGTTTTTCCGAGACGAGAACGTTGGAAACGCGGCAGTATGGTCAGACGACGACGACGATGTAACATATACACAAAGCTACAACGACGGCAGCGGTCAAAAAGATGAACTGGAAAAAATCTTACAGGAAGCAAGAACTGGTGCGCTCTGTCTTCCTGTAAACAAATTCCACGACTACTTTACCAGCTGTCTACCTTATCCTCAGCGCGGACCGGCGGTAACACTGCCGATGGAAGGTAACGCAACCGTATATTATGGAAACAGCCGAACAGGAAAACCGTACACAATAGCAAACCTAGTTGATGATTTGGAATGGACTAACCAAGTCAACAACACGGCAAGCACAACAAGCAACATTTGGAGAGCGGGAGGGGAACTTACGAGCTTAGATACTCCAGCAAGAGCAATCGTAACGGCAAAAACTCCTGAAGTAGGTGGTATTAACCTAGTAGCAGACCTAAGCACAGTAACTGCAGCAACCGTCAACGAATTACGAAAAGTCGTAGCAGTGCAGCAGTACTACGAAGCACTGGCAAGAGGTGGCAGCAGATACCGCGAACAGGTACAGGCACTGTGGAATGTGGTAATCTCTGATAAAACCGTACAGGTGCCGGAATATCTTGGCGGTGGTAGATACCATGTGAACATCAACCAAATCGTCCAGACCAGCGGACAGCAGACAAACAACGACACGCCAATCGGCGAAACAGGCGCAATGTCGGTAACGCCAATCAACGAAAGCAGCTTCACAAAATCTTTTGAGGAGCATGGATTCGTCATCGGCGTATGTTGTGTACGACACAATAGAAGCTATCAGCAAGGACTTGAACGCTTCTGGAGCAGAATCGACAGGCTTGACTACTATGTGCCACAGTTCGCAAACATAGGCGAACAACCTGTCAAAAAGAAAGAAATCATGTTAACCGGCGATGCAACGGATGAGGAGACATTCGGCTACCAGGAAGCATGGGCGGACTACAGAATGAAGCCTAACCGGGTATCCGGCCTCATGAGAAGCAACGCAACGGGATCGCTGGACTTCTGGCACTATGCTGACAACTATTCAAACGTGCCGACGCTATCGCAAGAGTGGATGAACGAAGGAAAAGAAGAGATTGCGCGCACGGTCATCGTGCAAGATGAGCCACAGTTCTTCGGAGCCATCCGAGTAGCAAACAAAACCACAAGAAGGATGCCATTGTACAGTGTACCGGGCTTATACAAATTGTAAGAAAGGAGGAAGCCCGGAGAAATCCGGGCTATTTTTAAATGAGTGTATTATCAGGACTCTTAACAGGACTAAACGTAGCGGGAAACGTAGCGAATACGGTTGGAACAATTGCCGGCGCGGCAAAAGACGTTGCTGGAATATTCGGCGGATGGGGTCAAACCGGTAACAGCCAAAGTAGCGGAGGCAGCACAAGCGAAGGCGGCGGCCACTCAGAAAGCGGAAGTCACTCGGGCACGAACGTACAACAGGTAAACGACTGGCTAAAACAGGCATACACATACCAAGGGCAAGAAGCTGCCATGCAAGGTAAATACAACAGTCAAAGCATGTTAAAGCAGATGGGTTACAACACCTTACAAGCAATCATGCAAGGCGTATATAACCACATTGAAAACAGCGTAGCAATGAACTACAACAGTGCAGAAGCACTAGCCAACCGCGAATGGCAAGAGCACATGAGCAATACAGCATATCAAAGAGCCGTTGAAGATATGAAAAAAGCTGGACTGAATCCAATTCTAGCCTTTGCAAACGGTGGAGCAAGCACGCCGGGCGGTAGCGCGGGAACAATCAGCGGTGCAAGTATGGGACTAGCAAGCAGCAGCGCACTAGGAGTAAGCCGAAGCGGTGGATTTGTACCGAACGCATACGAAAGCAATAGCTGGAGTAAAAGCGACTGGTACAACGCAGCACAAAGTTGGCAGCAGATGCTCAGTAGTACGCAAATGACGCCTTACGGATTAGCGAAGGCTTTAACAAACGTTGGAAACGATACCGGAAAAGCAATAGAAAAAGCAACAAAATCGCAAAGCAAAACGCACAAGAGCAAAAGCGGAGCAGAACATGGCGGCGGCGGAGGTGAAATCAAAAAATGAGTTGTTACAAGCCATTAATAAGGCTGTACAACCCGAACGATAAAAGCATCAGCGGGAGGGTATATTCACTCTCCCGCTTTTCTCAGTTAGCGGGAAAGCAGCTCAAATATGAAGACCTGATGTACAGAAAAGATGTCATGTTGATACCATGCGGACAGTGCATCGGGTGCAGAATCAGACAAAGAGAGGACTGGACAACACGAATAGAATTAGAAGCACGAGACTATCCAAGAGAAGAAATTTGGTTTATCACATTAACTTATGACGATAATCATGTACCGGGCATGATAGTAAACACAGGCGAAATCATGCGAAAAGTACAATACGTCTGGAAACCGGGAGAGAAGCGCCCAGAAAGCGTCCAAACTTTGCTATATACTGACATTCAAAAGTTCTTAAAACGCCTCAGAAAGGCTTATAGGGGCAAATTACGCTATTTCGTAGCGGGAGAATACGGAGAACAGACGGCAAGACCACACTTCCATATGATTCTATATGGATGGAGACCAACAGACCTAGAGCACCTATACAAGATACAGCACAACGGATATTTCACAAGTAAATGGTTAGCAAACCTGTGGGGCATGGGTCAAATACAGATAGCGCAAGCAGTACCTGAAACATATAGATATGTTGCGGGATACGTTACAAAAAAAATGTACGAAATTGACGGTCAAAAAGCAAACGCATACTACGAACTAGGGCAGCAAAAACCTTTTGCATGTATGAGCCTTAAACCGGGCTTAGGAGACCACTATTACCAAGAACACAAAGAAGAAATCTGGAGACAAGGCTACATCCAATGCACAAACGGCAAACACGCACAAATTCCACGCTATTATGAAAAAATGATGGAAACTGAAAACCCACAAAGATTGTGGAGAATTAAACAGAACAGACAAGCAGCAGCCATAGCGGAGAACCGACTTAAGTATGAAAATGCAGACTTTGCAGAGCAATGTAAGACAAAAGAAAGGGTGATAAAGAAGCAAATGAAGAAGAGAGGGACACTTTAACAGTGTCATGGTGTCACCTAGCCCAGTACCTATCAAGTAAGGTACTGGGCTATTGTCGTTTAAAGGCTCCATGTATCAGCCTATTCAGTCTATCAAATAGCTATACTTTATCGCGCGTGCGCACGCGCGCGAAGCGCGCACGCGCGCACGCGCGCAGCTCTTCAGCGCTATTGTTCGCAAGCTCACAAGCGCTGTATAATATATAACTTGTTGTAGGAGTAGTAGTAGAGGCTGTGGAAAAGTTGATAAGTGCTAAAATTTAACGTTAAGACGTAAATAAAAAGCAAAAAACAATGTTGAAAGTTTTGTTGAAAACTTGTTGAATTGTTGAAAGTTCGTCAAAATGACGAAAACCTTTGTGCAACTTTATGTTGAAAACCTGTTGAAAGTGTTGAAAGTGTTGAAAACGCGCACAGCGCTAACAAGGAATGGATTCAGCCGAATTCCGCTGCGCTCCATACGGCAAGGCGCTAAAGCGCCGTTCAAAACAAAGGAGCAAAACCGAGTTGCTGATATATCAACTAAAATTTCAAAAAAGGCTTGACTTTTTTTCGAGAATATGATAGAATATAATCACAGAAAGGAAGGTGCTCAAAATGATGCACAAATACGAGTTAAGAAGCTGGAACAATGACGACACGATGACCACGGTATTAAAAATCAATGATACACCCAAAAACGCAAAAAAGCGGGCAAGAGAATACGCAAACGATCACAAGGGAATCTATTCCTTGTGCAGAGTCGAAGAAGTAAAAATATACTCCACTGAAAAAGAATAAAAAGCAAACTCCCGGTTGACACCCGGGAGTTTTTATTATATAATACAGACAAGGGGGGATAAACATGATTAAAAGCTATATCATGGACACAGATGGAAACGTAAATCTGGCAAAACACTTCAAAGTAAAAGAATTTGCTTGCAAAGACGGCAGCCAAGTAGTATTCATAGACGACTACCTATACACCATTCTGGATATCTTACGAAAAAAGCTAGGAAAGCCGGTGATCATCAACAGCGGATACAGGACACCAGAGTGGAACAAAAAATGCGGTGGAGCAAAATACAGCTATCACATGCGCGGTATGGCAGCAGACATCCGAGTCAATGGCATGAGTGCAAAAGAGCTTGCCAACAAACTGAATGAAATCGTCCCGGATGAATGCGGCATTATCGTATACAACACCTGGGTGCACTTTGATGTGCGAAGCGGGAAAAAATACAGAAAGGGGGTATAAAATGGCACTGATTTCCATTAAGGACGTCAAGCAAGCAATCCGCATTATGATGCAGATTCTCGAAAAACTCGACGAGATCTATCATGCGCTGCACGATAGCATCAACGAAGACAAAAAGGAGTAAACCATAATGCACAAAACATGGAATGTACGTGACCAGACCAAAGAAGCAAATTGGAACCATGGACGAAACAAAAAAAAG